CCTACTTGCCTCCGACAGCAGGTATGGTTGCAGATGGTATGCAAACGGACAAGCAGCCTGGTTATCAAGCCTATCAGGCCTACAGGACCCGTGCGGTTTATCACGACTTCGTGAAGGATGCCGTTACCACAATGGTGGACCTCATGAACCGTAAGCCTGCCCAGATCAAACTGCCGGCGCGCATGGAGCCACTGCGAGAACGGATTACGGCCGAGGGTCACTCACTGAACACCTTGCTCCGGCAAATCCATTTCCATCAGCTCCGTCATTCACGTTTTGGTCTCTTGGTCGATGTTCATTCTGGAGAAGGCCCGACAGCCCTTCCTTACATTGCTACCTACGTGGCGAAGAATATCATCAACTGGGACACAGGCAAACGCGAGGACAACAAGTCTGACCTTGACTTCCTAGTACTGGACGAGACTGAGCACGAGCGGGTCAACTTTACCTGGGAAGAGCAGGAGAAGTATCGGGTGCTGTTGGCGCCAAACAGTGACCTGGTCACCCTGCTCAGTTCCGACCGGGAAATCAGTCCCGTCGGTGACCACTTTTGGGTAGCATCAGTTCGCGGGAGAGACGGACTGCTGGCAAATGCCATGGCAGTCCAGCCCCAAATTGCCGGCAATGGTCTGCCTTACATTCCATTCACGTTCATCAACGCAGGCGATTTGGAAAGTGCTCCAGAGCCACCCGTTCTGATTGGTCTGTCCAACCTGACCCTGGCGATTTATCGTGGGGAAGCCGACTACCGGCAAACCCTGTTCATGCAGGGCCAAGACACTCTCGTGATTATTGGAGCAGTGATCGACGATGATGAAGATGGCACAAGTACTCGTGTGGGTTCTGGCGCCCGGATTGAAGTTCCCCTCGGGGGAGACGCCAAGTTTATTGGCGTTTCTGCTGATGGTCTCGCTGAGCAGCGTGAGAGCCTCAAAGCTGACAAAGAACAGGCTGCAGAACGTGGTGCTCGTCTTCTGGACTTCGGTGACAGTTCCCGACAGTCTGGCGATGCTCTCCGCATCCGTGTGTCTGCCCGGACCACAACGCTCCGTACCCTTGCACTCGTGAGCGGCGAGGGGCTTCAGCGCGCTCTGCGTCAAATCGCTGAATGGATCGGCGAAGACCCTAAACAGGTAGTTGTCGAACCCAACCTTGATTTCACCGATGACATGTTCTCTGGTCAGGACGTGTTGGAGTTCATGCAGTCGAAGGCAATGGGTGCTCCGCTGTCGCTCAGGTCGATCCATGACCACTTCCGCAAGAAAGACCTTACCCACAAAACCTTCGAAGAGGAAATGGCCGAAATCGAAGGCGAGCGGGCCCTCACTATGGGGACTGTGCTCGATCCAACAAAGCCAGACCCGGGAAACGGGAACAACCTGGACAATGGGCGCGGAAATCCGGAAGACCCGCGCCAAAAAACCAAACGCAGCACCCCTGGGCCGACCAAAGAGACTGACAACTGATGGAGACATTCGACACTCTATTGGATTGGATGGTTATGCACCAGGTTCGCCTGATGCAACTGTCTATTCCTTACCAGGTGCAAGCCCAACGGGAGCTCGATGAAACGGAAGCGGAGGTGGGTGCCATTGCCGCAGCAGTGGCAGCTTATATTACTTCCGTTGGGGGTTTACGCCTGGATGATACTCGTGGGGCAGCTTTCATCCAAACCCAAGTTCAGCGCATGCGCGTAGTGCGAAACGAGGGGTTCGTGATGGCCTTTAACAGGTTGTCTGCTAACCTGGGTCAGGCCCAAGCTTACGAGGCCCAATTCTATACTGCCATGCTGCGGGCAATGGGCCAAATGGTTCAGCCCTCGACAATCGTGTCGGGCACTCCCAGTGTCATGGGCAATACTATGGATCAGTGGCAGGAGCGCCTTTTCAACAATGATATGCAGCGCCTTAAGCTGGGCCTGAACTTTGGTGTGCGTCTCGGTGAGAACGAGGCTGCCTTACGTGCTCGGCTTTTGGGCCAAAGCGCTCTAGGTGGCATCGGAGGAGCCGTTGAGGCTACTCGCCGCGAGCTTGACACCCTGGTGAGAACAGCCACGGACGTCTTTGCTGACTTGGCACGGGTGCAGATCGACACAGAAAATGCTCTCACAGGCCGGGAGATTTACGTCGCCATCCTTGACTCCAGAACAACAAAGCTCTGTACTGGCCTTCATGGGAGGACTTTTGAGGCTGGGCAGGGACCCAGACCTCCTCTCCACTGGTATTGTCGATCAACCCGTGTTCCACTGGTCGGCAAGCGGACCCCATTCCTTCCAAGTTACCGAGAATGGCTCAATCGACTTTCCGCTCGGGATCAGGACGAGGTTTTGGGGCCCCGCCAAGGAGCTGCGTTCCGGGCGGGGACACTCGCAGTGGAAGGGTTCCGCGAACCCGCCTGGCGAGGATTGGATTTGAAGCAAATGGCAATGCGTGAGCGCCACATCTTCGAAGCAGCTAGAATGGATGTCCCATTCCAGTGAACCGCCCATGGGGCAAAGCGCATGGCGCTTAATTGAGGAGCTTACTATGCTTGAACTGATCTACAATTCTGCTGATGAAATCCCATCCGGGTTCGAAAGCCTCTACACCGAGAAAGACGGCAAATGGCACCTGATTGGCATCAAAGGTATGAAGACCTCGGATGATGTCACCAAACTCCAGGCGTCATTGCGCAAAGAGCGGGATGACCATAAGAAGACCAAAGATCGGCTGGCGAAGCTGGGCGGCGATGATGTGGATATTGACCAGATGCTCCTGGACCTCGACGAACTGGAAGACTTGCGCGCCCGTATTGCCGCTGGTGAGGGCGGCAAGGTCGATGACAAGAAGCTGGAAGAACTGGTGGAAACCCGTGTCAACCGGCAACTTCGTCCCATCGAGCGTGAGCGTGACCAGCTTAGGTCGCGCAACCAGGAACTGGAAGCGGCCAACGGCGAATTGAAAGGCACGATCAACCGCGGCACCATCGAAAGCTGTCTCCGTGATCTGGCCACCAATGAAAAGGTCGTGTCGACAGCGATGGATGACGTGATTTTCATGGCCACGCACCTGTTCGAAATCGCCGAGGATGGCGAAATCGTTGCCAAGCCTGGGGCCCGTGGACTGCAGGATGGCACTACACCAGATGTGTGGCTGGCAGACATGAAAGAAAAGAAACCCCACTGGTGGCCTGCTTCTCAGGGTGGTGGTGCTGGCGGCGGCAAGGACGGCGTCAGTGGTTTGGGGACAAACCCTTGGGGTGCCAAGACCTGGGACATTGACGCTCAGGGCGCGATGGTCCGGATTGACCGGGCAAAAGCCGAGCGGATGGCTAAGGCCGCGGGCTCGCGCATTGGGGCCACTGCACCGACGGCAACCGGCTAACGCTGGCTTACGGCACCGGTAACCCGCGTCATATTCAAAATCCAAGGGCACACGGGCATGGCTCGTGTGCTTCTATTTAAGCAGGCTGGGCATGGGCCCTAAAAGCTTCGTCCTGCCGAGCTAGCCATGGTGCTTGGCTCAGGTCAGATACCCTCCATCAGATCAGAGCCATCAAAAGGAGCTTTCCCATGGCTGTCACCAAAATCGCGGACGTGGTTGTCCCTGAAATTTACACCCCCTACAAGCAGCTTGTCACCGAGCAGAAGTCCGCGCTGATCCAGTCAGGCGTCGTGGCGAGGGACGAGTCCATCGATGCCTTGCTGAATGGCGGCGGTTTGACCTTCAACACGCCATCGTGGAAAGACCTGGACAACGACGAGGAAAACACCTCGACGGACAACGACGCCAGCTTCTCGGTGCCCAAGAAAATCAGTACCCTGACGGAAATCTCTGTCCGCCTGAACCGCAACCAGTCCTGGAGTGCCATGGACCTCGCGGCCGACCTTGCTGGTTCCAAGCCCATGACTGCCATCGGCAATCGTGTGGGCTACTACTGGACGCGGCGCCTGCAAGCGATGTTCATCGCCACCATGCAGGGCGTCTTCGCGGACAACGCTGCTGCCCCGACGGGCACAGAGCACGTGCAGAACGACCTGACCAATGACATCTCGGGTGGTGCCTACTCAGCTAGTGTGACCGACTTCTCGGCCGAGGCGTTCATCGACACCGCCGTGACCATGGGCGACAGCGCAGAGGCACTGGGCATGTGCTTCATGCACTCGATTGTCTATGCCCGTGCGCAGAAGAACAACCTGATTGACTTCATCCCCGATGCCAATGGTGTGGTCAATATCCCCACGTTCCTTGGCCGTCGTGTGATCGTGGATGATGGGCTGCCCAACCCGGCCGGCACGGGCGCTGCCCAGACCGCTGCAGGCATCTACCACACCTGGTTGTTCGGCGGTGGTGCGGTGCGCTATGGCGTCGGCACGCCGGAGACGCCCTTTGAAACCGATCGCCTGCCCTCGGCCGGCGACGGCGGTGGCCAGGAAATCATGTATGACCGGGTCCAGTGGTGCCTCCATCCGGTCGGCCACGCCTATGTCGGCACGTCCCCTTCAGGTGGCCCGACTAACGCGGCGACGACCAACAACTTGGCAGCCGCGACCTCCTGGCAGCGGGTCTTCACCGAACGGAAGCAGATCAAAGTCGCGCGGCTCATCACTCGCGAAAGCTGATCGAACTGAGGGGCAGCCTAAGCTGCCCCTTTTCACAACAAGCTTCTGAAAGGATAAGGCTATGACCAAAGGTCTGCAACGTTCCCTGTCGCGGGGCCCCAAAGCGACGAAAGACGTGGTCCACATCAAGCTTGCGCTGAGTGAGGCCCTGACGTTTACTGGCTCGACTGGCGTAGCAGTTTTTGCCACGGCGATCATCGACCTTCTGCCTGAGGGCAACCTGCTCTATCTGGGTGGTGTTTCCAACCTGACGTTCACGGGTCCGACGTCTGTGAACCTTGCTGACAACTTCCAGGGGACCTATGCCATTGGCACCTCGGCCACGGCAGATGTTACCCTGAACGGCACCGAGGTGGACCTGATTGCCTCGACTGCCATTCCGGCTGCCACCAATGAGATCATTGCCAACGTGCGGGCAATGAACGCTGCGCAGGCTATCCTCAACAACACCGACGGGTCGCTGGAGGTGAACCTCAATGTCACCCTCAACGCGGACACGGTGACCAATGCACAGAGTGTCGTGGTGACTGTGACTGGCACTGTGGATCTCGTATTCATCGTCCTTGGCGACGACTGACCTACCTACAGGGCTCGCTTAGGCGGGCCCTACCTAACCCTGAGGAGCAATTGAATGGCAAAGACGAATGAAGAAATTCTAGAGGCCGTAATGGGCCTCTCCCCGGCAAACGATGACCATTGGACCACTGATGGTCTGCCTCGTCTGGACGCTGTCGAAAACCTGCTTGGGGCGAGCGTGACCCGCAAACAGGTGACCAATGCCGCTCCTGACTTCAATCGGGGACATGCACAGTCTCTGGTCGACGAAGCCCACGATGAAGAAACGGCGGGCCCCACGGGCATGGACGCTGACAACGCATTCGATTTGGATACTGATCCGCTGTTCCTTGGCGACCAGGAAGAGACCGACGAGGCCACGGCAGGTGCCAGCGGGCCTGATGATGACTTCGATCCTCTCGCAGAAGGCCCGGGTGACGAAGAGGCTGAGATGGACGAGGCAGTCCAGGAAGCGCAGGATCGCGTGAGCGCCATTCAGCGTGGCCTGGAAAAGGGCAAGCTGATGCTGGCTGAAGCCGAGCAGGACTTGGCCAATGCCGTCAACGCCAAGAACCAGGCTTTCCCGCCCCTGAGCGCCGCAGTTGCCATTCAGCAGTTTCAGCACAGCGAACATGAGAAGCGAGCTGCTGCCCGTGGGGTGACGCTGAGCCAGGCGTCTTCGCCGATCGACATGGCCCTGAAAGCTCGCCGTGCCAACCAGGGCCATCGCACGCCAGATTTATTCAGCAACCAGGGGTAACAGACCATGGCAACTAGGACTGCATCTCTGAAAAGCTCTGCAGTCCTTTATCACGCACAGCAGCGGCATTTGGGGTGTTTAGCCGCTCAGGAAGCTGAAGAGGATTGATCGATGGCCCTCACAGTCGAAGATGGTACTGGCCTGGTTGCAGCGGACGCCTACATCTCTGTGGCAGACGCCGACATCTATTTCACAGCCTCGGCCAACACGACTTGGACCTCGGTAGCCACTCCTACCAAAGAGATTGCCATTGTCAAGGCAACCCGGTATATGGAGAAAAGGTTCGGTATGAAGTGGAAGGGTTTGATTTCCTCGTCTGCCCAAGCCCTTGGGTGGCCCCGTCGGTATGTCTATGACAAACTTGGCACCGAACTGGTTGACCAAGTGCCAGTCCAGATTGCCCTGGCCTGTGCAGAATATGCCGTTCAAGCACTTGTCAGTCCGCTGATCCCTGAAACGGTTTATCCGATCGCCGATGGTGCGCCCGTTCCATTCGGCCGCATCAACCGCAAGGTCGAAAAAGTTGGCCCCATATACGAAGAGACCTACTACTCGACAGGCGGAGTTCATGCTTCCCGAGTGGGCTCAGGTTCATTCCTGGTCGATGCTGACAGGGTTGTCCAGTATCCCGAGGCAGACTTCCTTGTCAGTCCGTTCATCAAGAGTACGAAGGGGGTAAGTCGTTGAGCCTTTCTGCCCGTCTTCAGAAAACTGCTAGTCGTCTGATCGCTAAGCATGGCGCTTCAATGGTGGTCACCGCCCGTACTGCCACTCCGCAGCGGGACACAGCAAAGCCATGGCGTGGCTCGACTGGTACCACTCCGGTGACGGTATTGGCAGTCCAGTATGACTACAAGGAAGAGGAAGACAAAGACGCTACTTGGCGTCTGAGCCACTCCCGTTTCATTATTGCTGAGATTAACACCGCTGGAACTCTGCAGTTTTCCACCGTTGACCTTACTACTGCCACCGACTTGACAGACACGTCTGGGCATGTCTGGAGCATTGAGAACGTGGAAATTGTGGAACCCGGCAATACCCGCGTTATCTATATTCTATACGTGGCGAGGTGACTCATGTCTAACCTTACACGAGCACAAGCACGGGATGATATGCTTGACATAGTGAACGCCGCCCTTATTGGTTACTCGGCAGGGTTTACTGTGATTTGGGAAGACGATGACAGCAAATCCCGGCCGAAAACTAAAACACCCTATGCTACTGTGGGCGTCTACCATGTCACTGGAGGCCAAGCAACAATGGGCCCCATTGGCAATCGGACGTTTCGCCGCTATGGGTATCTCGAAGTGCTGGTGCACACCCCTGAAGGAGACGGGTTTACGCTGGCTGACGAACTTGCTACAATCGTGCATGACGCCCTTGAAGGGGTGACCACAACTGGTGGGGTCATCTTCAGGAATGTCCGTGCAGTGGAGGACGGCAAATCCGGGTCCTTCCGCGTTACGAGCGTTTGTGCGGATTTTGAGTATGACCAAATCAGATAAGGGGGCCATCCATGGCACAAGTCAGCAAGATCGACAGCAATGTGACGGGACTCCGTTACTGCGTTGAAAGTTCCATTGGCGTTGCAGGCACTGTCTGGTATCCACTTGACCCGAACAGTTACAGCGACTTCGGTGGCAGCTTCACGAAGGTGGCGCGTGCTCCGATCAACAGCAAGCGTTCCCGTTACAAGGGCGTGCTGACTGACCTGGACAGCGCCGGCGGGTTCAACATCGACCTGACCCAGACGAATATCCAGGACTTGTTCCAAGGTTTCATCTTTGACCAGTTCGAAGAAAAAGGTCGTCAGGTCCCCTCGGCAGTCTCGGGCCTCCTCTATACGGTTCCCAGTGCCTCGGACTTCCTGGTCAATGACCTGATCTTTGCTTCGGGCTTTGCAATCACGGGCAACAACGGCCTCAAGTTGGTGACCGCCGTAACTGGCACCACCATTTCTGCAGCTGGCCTGACCATTGAGGCCTCACCCCCGGCAGGCGCCAAAGTCGTTCGTGTGGGCCATCAGTTTGCGACTGGTGACTGTGAAATCAACGCTGCTGGCACGCTGCCAGTCATCAAAACCACCACCAAGGACTTGACCCAACTCGGTTTGGTGGATGGCGAGCTGGTTTATATCGGTGGTGACTCTGCTCCGATGACCTTCAATACCACCACGAACAACGGCTGGTGCCGAGTCCGGAGTACTGACGGAGCCAATTCGGTCACGCTGGACAAGGCGTCCGGGGTGATGGTTACAGACCTCGGGTCTGGCAAGACGATCCAAATCTTCTTCGGTCGTACCCTGAAGAACCAGGAAGGCGCTGCAATCACCCGCACGACTTACCAGTTGGAACGGACCTTGGGTGCTCCAGACGATGCTCTGCCGGCTGAAGTGCAGGCAGAATACATTATCGGGGCTGTCCCCAGTGAAATGACAATGGCGATCGATACCGCGGACAAGATTATGGTGGACATGTCTTTCATGGGCACAGACTACGAGACCCATGATGGCACAACTGGCGTCAAAGTCGGCACCCGGCCGTCGCTGGGC